ATCGGTGTTAGTGGGTTGCTTAGTATTGCGCTTTTGTGTGACTTGATTACAACATCGTTTAGGTGGTGTTCGACGGTCTTGATCTCTTGGCCGTCTTTTTCCCAGGTTCCGACTTTGGTGGATAGTCGGCCCTCGAGGATTACGTCGTCGCGTTCGCCCAGGTGTAGCTGCCCTCGGTCAAACCAGGCTGTCCATAGGACAAACTTGTCCTGGCCTCTAAAGTCGATTTTTTCCCATACTTTGACCAGGCCCTTACCGGTTACGGTTTCGGTCGAGGATGCGATCGTTCCTACTACTTGGATTATTGGCATCTGTGTTTCCTTTGATCGGTTGAACCTGTGAAAAGTTATCCACAGGGGTCTTTTAAATAATTATTAGATACTTTTATTTCTTTATTTATTAAGTTTTCTTTATACGACAGACATGTCGCCTATTGCGGTCATTAGTGTCGCCTATTGCGGTCAAGAATGTCGTCTATTGATATGTCGCCTGTGGATAACTCTCGGTGCCAGAGGGTGTTATCGCAACCAGGTGGGCAGTCCAGGCGGATAAAGTACCGGTCGGTCGTGGCCGCGCCTGAGTACGATAATCCGCCATGTGTCTCTATCTCGAGCTCTCCGATGTCCTCGAGGTGGTCTAGTGATCGTTGGACGGTTCGGATGGTGGTGTTGGCGTATTTGGCGATGGTCTCCTGGCTCGGCCAACATCCTAATTCGGGGTTGTCGTTGGTGTGCCAGGCGATTGCGACCATGACCATTTTGGCGGTGCCTCTGGCGCGTGAGTGGTGTAAAACGGCTGATAGTGCCTCTGCGGACATCTGTGTTTATCCTGTCGTAATTCGGTTTTGGTTTGGGTTTGCTCTAAGATACTAGTAGCCCTCCTAGGCTTTCTGTGTGCCTAGGGGGGCGTTTACGTTACGGCGTGTCGGTGATTGCTTTGCCGGCGTCGTCGATGGCTGGATGTAGACATCGGGGCGGACGGCGCGTACGGCATCTTTGCGTAGATCGCGTAGGCCTTGGATGTCCTTGGCGTCTGTTAGAGTTTTGAGCTCTTTTGCCCAGTCGCGCGGTGGCTTGTTTTCGCCGCGCTGGACTTTTTCCATTTCCTCACGGCTAGCTCGTAAGAACTTGTTCTTGAGGTTTGGGCTGTAGCCCATGTTTGCTAATGCGCGGCCGATTGCGCTGGTCTCGCATTTTTCGGCGAAACTTACTGGGTCAGATTTGCGCGACTCCTGGGCAAAGCCGACTGCCACCGGTCTTGGGTCGTCTCGGTCGGCGTAAACGGTTGCCTTTATCACGATTTCGGTCTCGTTGATAAGCACGATTTCGGTGTGGATGCGGCCCTGGTTGTGGTCCTGCCAGAATGCGTGGACGCGGTTCTCTACTGGGTCGTACTCGGATAGGTTGAATGCCATTTGTGGCCTCTCTGTGTTGTGGTGCTAAAAAGTATAGGGGGTGCCTCTCACTTTTTAGGTTTGGTTTTCGATGATACAGTCTCGATCGCGGAATTGATGGATTGGTTAAAGTCCTCGTCCGGTACCTCGCCCTTGCCCGCATAGGTGAATAGGACTGCCATGGCTAGCCCTAGGATGGCTCCAGTCGCTCCGAAAACGGCCGACTGTAGTGGTGGCATGTTTTGGAGGCTACCCGCTCCTAAGAACGCTATACCCGCGCCTAGCGCGAATGCTGCGACGCGTAGGCCACGCTTTACGGCTTTACTTTGTAGGACGCTTTTTAGGCGCTGGCTTTTTCGCTGCGGCGGCTGGCTTGGCTGCTTCATCTGCGTCCTCCTTTACGGCTACCTGGATCGTTTGAGGTGTGAGACATGCCTCGATTAGTGCTAGCGGGTCCTCGACTGGGTTGGTTGCCAGGTTGATTTTGTCGCCGGCCATGAGGTGGAGGTGTGGGCCGCTTGATGCGCTGCCGGTGTTGCCTGACTTACATAGGATTTGCCCGCCCTTGATGGGGTCGCCTATTTTATAGGCAAGGGTCTGATCTGTTGCCAGGTGGTAGTAGCCGAAAATCTTTACCTCGAGCTTGCCGTCGATGATTACCGGGGCGCTGATCTCGATAAAGTAGCCCAGGATTTTGGTCTCGCCTATGTTCTTGACGCGACCGGTGCCGATGGCGATTAGGTCGGTGCCTGTTTGGACTGAGTAGTCCAGGCCGCGGTGTGGGCCTAGTCCTAGTTTTTTACGGGTCTCGCCATGGGTTCCAAACTTGTCGCTAATGCGCGATGGCTTGGCCGGGTGGAATGTTTGAACGGTTACTGACTTGGTTGCCATGTTTAGCCTCCTATGGCTCTCTGTGCGATTGCGACGATGGACCCGCCAATAGCGCCGGCAAATCCCATAAACAAATAAATCTTTTTCTGTAATTCGCGGACATCGCGCTCGAGCTGCTTGTAACCGTTCATCTCGGCTTTTAGCGTTGCCAGGTCTTTGATGATTGTGATTAGTAGCTCGCGCTCTGTTGTCTCTGGCATTATTCGGCCGTGTTTTCTAATTCGATTTGCGCGCGGATGGCGATGATTTCCGCGAGGGTTTCGGCGTTTGGGATTTCATCTTTCGCTATTGTGACTAGCTTGAATTGTCTAATCCAACGGCCGTTTTCGTCCTGGGCGATTGGTAGCTCTTTGACGTATTGCTTGTAGTTTGGTGTCGGTGGTTCTCCTGGCAATACCTCGATCCAACCGTCGGGTAGTGGCTGGCCCTCGGTCCAGTCTGGGTGTTCGGCTAGTAGGTCGCCGATGTGTCGCGGGTACTCGTTGTTTGGATTGATTAGGTACATTTATGCGCTCTTAGCTAGTGTTAGGGCGGTTGTGGTTGCGGTTAGTGTTCCCGCGTTGTCGGTAAATACGTTGCCGCTTTGCGATCCTGAGTTAAACCCGTTTAGGCTGGCCGCGGTGTCGCTTAGTGAGCTGGCGGCGTAAACAAAACTTGAGCTGCCGACGGTGTAGGTGCCTGTCTTTGTGCCGTCGATTGGTAGTTTCGCTAGTACGATGTCGCCGCTTGTGGTGTCCGTTCCGCCGGTTATGACGTAGTTATCGCCATCGATGCGGATTGCGGTTAGTTGAGTGGTTCCGCTTGTTCTTGTAAAACTGCGCTGCCATTGAATAACGCCTGAGCTGTTGTACTTGATGATGTGTGAACCCGCTGTTACTGCGTAGACTGCTCCAGTTGCGTCTACGGCGATACCTGACTGATCCTGGCCGCTTTGGATTTGGATAATTCGCTGCCATTGAATAACGCTTGAGCTGTTAAGTTTCATAACGAAACTGCCGCCCGTGTCTCCATAGGTTCCCATTACTAAGAGATTGTCGGCGCTGTCGCATACTGCGGCCCAAATAGTAAAGTTCGTTCCGCTAGCGTAAAACACTCGGTTTTGTAGGACTGTGCCCGCGGCGTTTAGTTTCATAAGCATCGCGCCGTATCCGCTTCCGCCTGTGCCGCATATGTAAACGGCATTGGTGCTATCGGTCGCTACGGCGTAACCAAAATTGTTCTGTCCTGTATAAATCGACCATCCCCATTGGTAGGTGCCTGAGCTGTTATATTTGCCAACGGCTTCATGATAAAACCCTGCTCCGGACCATGAGTATCCTCCGACGATTACGTTGCCGGCGGTATCTACGGCCACGCTGTTTACCTGGATCGCGTTGGCGCTTGGTGTGATGCGTCGCTGCCATTGGACTACGCCGGCATTGTTGTACTTGACTAGGTTGCCCGCGCTGGTCTGTGCTCCGACTGTGTAAAAACTTGTGCCGTCGGATGCCATGCCGAGATAGTTGCCGGTGCCGCTGACTGTGTTGGTGGCTACTTGAAAAGAGATCGCGGTCGCGCCAGGGTTTATTCGCGCAAATAATCCTGACTGTTGGCCTCCAGTTACGGCGCGTCCTGCCAGGTAGATATTGCCGCCGGCATCGGTCATAACGCCTTTTGTAAAATCGCCGTTAGCTGACGATAGGGTCGCTACATAGTTGTTAGCGGCTACGCCACGACTGAAACCATAAGATCGGAGGGCCGCCTCGGTGAGGGTCGTGAGTAGTGGCATTATGCGAACCTGGTCTGCGATCCTAGGACCATAAACGTTGCGCTGGCGGTCTTGGTGATTGCGAACGTGTAAACGTCGATGCTCGAGGCGTTGCCGGCCGTCGGTGCGGTGCCGCCCTGCCATCTAACGGTCTGAGCGTTGCCATCGATTGTTAGCGCGGTCAAGAGGTAGGCGGTGGTGCCCTGGGTGACGCTAAAAACGACGCTCGAGGTTTGGCCGACACTTAGCAAACTGTTTAGGGTTGTCGAGCTGTCGCCGCGAACGTTGAGGGTAAAGTTACCGGCCGCGTTTGACGTGTGGTACATGTGCGAGCCGGATAGTACGTTTAGGTTCTCGGTGCCAGAGGTTGCGTCTGCCTGGATGTTGGTGGTTTCGCGGGCGGCCGTTATCAAAACGTTAGTGAGTGTTGTGTCCTGGCCGACGGCTGCCCAGGCGGTGCCGTTGTAAAACTCGAGCGCGTTGGTGCTCTCCAGGTATGTGACCATGCCCTCGGTGGGTGTTAGGGCCGCTGTTCGAGCTGCGGCATCGGCAAATACCATTACCGACTGGTTCATAAGGTAGGTGTTTAGCTCGGATGCGTTTAGCGTGAACCCGTTAGCGAATACTTTGTATGCCATTTAAAACTCCTTCCAGAGTTCTATCGTAGTGAACCAGTTATCTACATCGACGGATTGACGTGTTCTAACAATCGTGTAGTAATCGGTTATGTGTATGTTGTCTGTTTCATAATCCACGCCGACTAGGGTGCCGGGCGTAAAAAACGCTGCGTTTGTGAGGTTGCCTAAACGATCTATCGCCGGTGTCGTTACGCTATCGACTTGTTTGGTAGGCGCTCCTGCGAATACGGCGTTAGCCCATCGCGTTAGCTCGGTGGCATCTGTGGTATTGATTGCGATGTCCTCGGATAACTCACCGAATAAATCGATCGTGTCCTGGTTTAGTACTACGACCGAGGTAGCGGGGTTTGAGGTTAGTGAGACTTTTAGGTTATTTAGGCCGCTGTCGCTGTTTGAGCGGACTTTGATGTCGCTCATACATAGGTGGTATGGGTCGCTCTCGCCTGGCGCGGGGTGGTTATTGCCTATGTGGTAGGTGGTTGGCCCGCCCTCGGTTGCCAGGGGTCTGTTTCTGACCTCGAGCTCGCCTGTGTTTGGGTTTATCCATAGGATGCCCAGGCCGACCTGTAGGGCGTCGTTGAGGTAGGTGTTTGCGATTACGTTGGTCGCTGTCGATGTTGGTATTAGTCCTGCCAGAGCGACGCTGGCGGCCGATACGACGTTACCGGTGGCTGTTGCTATCTCCTCGATTTGGTCGGTCGGTGAGATTGCCGCGCCGTAGCCCGTTGTATCCCAGGTTTCGATGCGGTGGTTCACTAGGCGCTTGTGCCCGTCGAATGCGTTTATCTGTATAAGGTTTGGACCGTCGGCGCGGTAGGTTACGCCGATGGTGTCGATAAACCCGGCGAATAGGGTTTCGTCGATGATGCCGTCGTCTAGGCGTACGCGAACGCGGGTGCCTGATCGTATGGCCGAATTGTTAGACGGGTCGAATGTCCAGGACTGTAGCGTTAGCTGGAGGTCGCTCGGTTCGGGTTGGAATGTAATGTTTGACTGGATCGAGCCGCCCAGGGTGATGTTCATGGCGGCGGTTTGGCACTCGGCGGACTGCCATATAAATTGATAGACACTCGAGCCGTCGCTGAGGACGTCGGTGCCGCCTAACTCGGAGTAGCCGATGATAAACTGCCCGTCGCCGCTTAGTTTGTCGGTGCTGCCTAATTGTGAGACGCCCAGGATAAAAACATCGCCCTCGGCGTTTGGTACATAAAACTCGACTTTGACGTCGGTGGCTATATCAAAATTGGCTATCGTCGTCATCGCATGTTTACCCTGCCGGTATTGCGGTAGTAGTCGTCTAGTTTCTTGATGATGTCGGCGGCGGTGGCGCTAGGCTGATTTACGTTTAGGGTTACGTTTGTTGGTGCCGACGGTGATGGCCTTGGTACGCCCAGGATGTCGCCAACGCCTCGGAAACCCTCGAACGCCTCCTGGCCTCTTTTGCCGCCGGCGTAAATTGCGCTCTGCTCGGCCAGGGCTTTACCTTGAAAATACCCGCCGGCTGCGGAACCTGCCGCGCCTACACCGACGACGCCCAGACTGGCCAGGAATGTGCCGGCGGTGGCTGTTTTGAATAAGCCGACGGCTGCGGTTACGCCCTCGATGGATGTTTTTACGGCGTTTATGCCGTCTATTGTCGTTTTGAATATTCCTAGGCCCGCAACTAGAGGTAGTAACCAGTCCTTGTTTGCGATGGCCCATTTAGCGACGCCGACCAATTCCTTTAGTACGTTGGTAGCTGCGTCTGCGATTTCCTGTAAAGTCTTTTGTCCTGGAGGTGAGGACATCCAGGCGGCAAAATCGTCTAGGACTGGCAATAATGCGGTGCCTAGTTGCTCCTGGATCTCTCCGAAAATTATTTCCATGCGCTTGTATGGGTCTGTGTCGGCGGCTTTTTCGGCTGCTCCTCCGAATGCCGCTGCCAAATCGTCGAGCGGTGTTTTAGATCCTTTGAGGCTTGGTATTAGTTTTGCTAGCGCGGCGTCGTTGCCCTCTAATGATTTCGCCATCGCCTGGGCAACTACATCTAAGCCCTTGCCTGTGCCGGCAGATACGTCGAGCGCCAGGGCTAATAGGTCGTTGCTCTTGGTAACATCCTGAGTACTTAAAAATAGCTTCTGATACGCCGGTCTAAGTTGGTCGTCGGCCACGCTGGTTTGTATTTGTAGCTTGGATATCGCTTTTTCCGCCGCGCCAATTTGTTTTTCCGTCGCGCCGACTGTGTTTATCATGGCGTTGGCTAGTAGCTCTTGACTTTTGCGGTCCTCGATGGCCGCCTCGGTCATGTCCTTTAGCTCGCGGGTGATGGCCGCAAAACTCAGGCCGATGCCAATAGCTGCGAATGCTTTACCAATACCGGATGAGATTTTACTGGCGGTCTGTCCTAGCCCGGTTAGATCGCCGCCCGCGCCCTTGGTGGCCTGAGTAAGTTTTTTGAACTCGCCCAGGATCTCGACGTTCAAAACTAAGCTCATCGCCTGGACCTCTCTCTAATGGCATCGCAAAACGCCACATATTCGGCTAGCGTAAGATTTCGGTACTCGGTTGGCGTCATTCCTGTAGTGATACAGAACTCGGCCATCCGGGTTGCGCTAGCTCTTACGCTTGCGTTTTTGGGTCGGCTAAATAATCCTTTATCCAGTTAGTTGCCTGTGGAAAAGTCATTTGGCCGACTGTTTCAATTTTGGCATCTTTGTCTGTGCGTAGCTGTAATAGCCACACTAAGAACTTGAGCGCCCGCGCTGGAAAATCGCCCTTTGAAAATAAAGTCGTTACCGATGATCCGGTTAGTTTTTCCAGTTGTTCTATCTCGTCCATGGTTAGGACGTCTAGGATTGTTTGCTCTGTGTCGCTCATTGATCGCCTCTCGGTGCTCCTTTGCTATACCGGTTGTATAGCTTGTTTATGTTTTCAAAATACGCCTGGTAAACCTGTTGCCTGGTTACGCCCAGGGCCTTGCTAAAGAATGGGTTTGGCATAATGTTTTTCTGTACAAAATTACGCCGGTCGTAAAACCATCCCCAGTGAATAGCGTTAGCATACGGCACCTTGGTATTGTTACCGGCGCTGACTAACACTTTACGGGCTTGTTTTTTAGCCCTAATTGTGGATCGTAGCGCGCCGGACCTAACCGGAACGAATGTCCGCGAACTGGAGGCCACAATTTCTGCGGCCTCCTGCGACGCGGCGCTAACCTCTGCGGTCGGTACTCCAATAGTTTTTAGTGCTTGGAGAACGTCCTTGAGGCCATCGACTTTGATGCCGTCTGCTTGTGCCATTTTAGGCGGTGGTGTCGATCTCCACGCCGTAGTAAATCTTGCTAGCCGGGTCGTGTACTGCGTTGTCTACTCTAAGGGTGACTGAGAACTGTGCGATCTCGTTGGAGGTTAGGTTTAGAGGTGGCAACTGGTCAAACACTACGCTGCCCTTGTAGTGCGGGGTGTCCGCTCCAGGGGTTGCGTTGCCGTTTGGCGCGATGGTGAATGCCACCTTTGAACCAAAATTAGCCCACAATACCTGATAAAGGCTAGTGTCCTCGCCTGAGGTGATGCCGTCGAGCTGTAGCGACCATTCGCCGCCGACGCGTACCTCGCAAAAGGTCTGTACATCGCCAGGGGCGTCGCCTAGCTCGAGGACAACTGAGTTAGCGTCACATGCGTAATCGGTGCTGCCGATTTTGAAAATAATGTTTTGCGCCTTGATGCGCGTTGATGCGGCCATTTCTGGAGCCTTTCCTAAATTGTGATTTGTAGATCGGTTTGAACCGATACTGCCAAATACTCGGTGTTGTTTGTTTGGAGGTTGTAGGGCTGTCCGGCTTGGATCATTCGGGCGTACGGTGGTAGCGCCAGGATAACCTGCTCCAGTAGCTCGTCTAGTTTTTCGGTTGCCGTTTTGTTTGTCGCGGTTTGTGCCACTAGGACTAGCTCGAGGCCGAGGACATACTCGGCTCCGATGCTAGACGGTACTAGGTATGGCGATGCCGCGTTTATGATTACGACCGGCGGGGTAACGCGTTCTGGCACATAGTCCAAAACGGTTACTCCCGCCGCTGTTAGGTCAAGTTTAAACTCAACCTTGGCTGCCGTAATCTCGTTGGTCATACTCCATACCCGCAATACGGTTGTAGTAGCGGGTAGACGGCTATCATCGGGTCGCGGGCTACGCGGACCGGTGTGCCATCCATTGAGGCGAACTGTGCGACGCCCTGGGGTGCCGATCGCCTGTGGTAGAGCTCAGACGCGGCGATAAGTGTCGCCTGGTCTTTTAGGGTCGCTGGTACGGTCGTGACTGCTCCGATGTAGCGGACGACTAGCGCGAGGCCGCCGTCTAAACACTCCTGCGGAAAATCAGTCTCGTCCGTACCAACGTACGCCTGAAACTCTGCCAACGTTACTGCCATTTTTTTATTAGGCGGTTACGTCGAGCTTGACGATAGCGCCAACGCGTGGGGTGGCGATTGCCATGTACCCGTAAACGCTAACGCTGTCGGTGAGAGTGGTGATGTCGCCATCGGTTAGACGGACTGGAGCGCCCGCGCTTTCCATGGTGATTACTGCCTGGCTGTTCGCCATGTAGACGATACCGGTACCGATTGCCGGGTCCACTACGATCGGTAGGCCAAATACTGAGCCTGATAGCCCAGGTACGTTGGCTGTACCGATGTTGTTTACGCCGTTGCCGTCGGTTAGCAATACTGGACGACCATCGCCCGCTGCGACCTTAGCGATCTTTACGTAACCATCGACGCCGGTGAGAATGAACTCTGGGCGTAGTCCGGTGTTGGTGTAGATGTATGCCGCGCCGTTTGCGATGCCCTCTGCGAGAGAGCTAGCGGTGCCGCCGTCTGCGTCGAAAATCTTACCGGTGTAGTCAAGAGCCGCTAGAGCGGTTACTAGTGCGGTGTTTGTCGCTCCTGCGTAGGCAAGTGCTAGGCCCTGGAATACCTGGTCTAGTGTGTTC